AATCACTACATTCAGCAGATTGCGCTGACCGGTGCGCTGAGCAGCGAGGATGTGGTGAATGTGGCGATGAATGGCGTGGAGAAGATTGCGATTGTACCGACACGGCGGATCCGGTTCAATTGGGTGGATGAGACGTATCAGCCGTTTCAGTTGCTGTTATCGGGCGACATGGTGGAGCTAAATCAAAGTACTTATAAGTATTATGCATTCCGCACGCTGGAAAACTCGCCTTATGCGTTGCCGCTTTTTATCTCGGCTATCCAGCCGATCCTTGCTCAAAACGATATGCAGAAGAATATCAATTTTATTATCCGCAAGCTGGGGTTACTGGGGCTGGTTGCAATGACGTTGACGCCGCCGCCAAAACAGGCAAGCGAAACGCCAAATGAATATAGCTCGCGCAAATCGAGCTACCTGACGGCGGTACTGAATGCGCTGCAGGAGAATTTTTACAAGGGCTTGATGGTGAAGTTCAGCGATCAGTCCGTGGAACATCACAATATTACCGGTGAAGCGAGAGGCGCCCGGGATGTGTGGGACTTGAATGAAGAGCAGGTTGCCAGCGGCATGGGAATCGATCCGATTATTCTGGGACGTGCTTTTCACTCGACCGAGACGTTTGCAAATGTGACTTACATGTTTATGATTCGCCAGGCGAATAATATTCGCAGGCTGGCAAAACGGCGGATGGAAGATACTTACATTCTGGATCTGCAACTGCAGGGCATTCCCGCAGATGGACTTTCGTTTCGTTTTGAACCGAATCCGGCGCGGGATCCGCAGGCGGAAAGCACGGCTGAGATGACACGACAAAACGCAATCATCAAAAAGGCACAGGTTGGCGTCATCGATCCGGATACTGCCGCCCAGGAACTGGGATATGATGAGTGGTATGATGTTGATTTGCTTCATGGTTCTCCTTTCTCTCCTTACTCGACCGGCGCTGGAATGGGCAGCCGGCGCCGGGTTGTTTTTCGGTTTGATAGGGAGTTGGGGAGGTATGAGGTGGTAAGACCTAACATCCCCCTGATTTTTCCTGCGGCAAAATCCTCCCCCTTCAAAAAGGGAATTTTACGTCGGTCGCTGGCAAGTGAAAAAACAGTTGAGGCGATGGTGCAGGAGTTTGCGGATAATTATTACGATGCGATTGCGCCGTATGTGGGGAAGTCGACTTCGGAGGCTATCGGGGTTCTGGAAGGCTGGCTGCGGCGGGCGAAAATTACGGATTTTGCGAGCGAGGCAGATTTTGCAGAGCAGGCATACAATGCCCTGGCGGAAGTGTATGTCGATGCATTCAAATCACAGGATGCAAAGCGGGCGATTAAAGACGCGGTGACTGAAGTATATGAATATTGGCGACTGGAAGACACCTCAGCTTTTGCAGCCGGGTTTTCGTTTGATTTTGTGGTTTCTGCGGCGGACCGGCGCACGATGCGGTTCGTTCGGGATGTGGATCGGTTTTATCTTTCGAGGTATATTTACAATCAGACAACCGAGGTTTCACTAACAAATTTTCTGAAAGAGCAGTATCTGGAAAAAGGCGAAGGGTTATTCCAGCGGGCACGAACTGAGGTGATCGATGAGTTTATCAGTTTGGCGACGGACCGGCTGGAACAGCTTACGCAATATGAGGCATCGAGGATTATCAACACGTCGGTGCAGCGGCAACGGAACTGGGCGAATGTGGCGCAGATGAATGAAGCCGGGTTTGAATATGCGGTTGTATATAATCCCAGCCCGGAGGCTGAGATTTGCGTGTATATGAATGGTCAGCGCATTCCGGTGGGTCCGGCTTATGATGCGGTGCAGCGGCAAGCGGCAATGTCGCCGGAGGAGTTTCAGCGAACGCTTAAACCGCTGACTCCGGAGGGAATGGCGGTGAAAGGGATTGAGCAGGCGACTATTGATGGCGAAGGGACGCCGCCGTATCATCCGAATTGTAAGACGCGGTTGGTTGCGGAGTAACATCCCCCTGGTTTTGCCTGGCGGCAAAACCGTCCCCCTTCAAAGGGGGAGTTATGCGAGCAGAGTAACTTTGATTTGTAATTGGAGAAAAAATGATGGCTGAGAGAAAAAAGGCTTTACCGACGTGGTTAACGAAAGTTTCGGATAATAGATATCGGTTTGATTTGGCGCTGCCGGTTGGTAAGACGAGTTCGCCACAGGATCTGGCGTTCGATCCGCAGAGCAAGGCGGATATTAAGCCCAAAGATGAGGATTATGTGCGGGTGGAGTTCCGGGCGATCAGCGCCCGGTATCTGGGCGAAAGCGGATACTTTCTGGATTTTTCGGATCAGAGTGTTCTTTTTGAATCGATCCCATTGATGCTTGATAAATCCCGTGGCGGGATCCGGCGCGTTCCTCTGAAGTTCCATCGGAATCATTCTCACGCCGTTGAGGCTGTGATCGGCTGGGTAGATGCGGCAGCCTGGAATGTGGCAGCCGGGCAGCAATCGGCGCCGGGGATTAATATCGAGACGATGATCGACTGGAAGCTGGCTCCGAATGAGGTGCGGCAATTGCTTTCCGATCCGCCGCTGGTGGAATCGGTTTCTATTTCGTTTATGGGAGAATTCGAGCGGTCGCATCCGGATATGGACTTCTGGACTTTTATCGATATGCTGGGGCACGAGGTTGACGGAGAGACTGTCCGCGTGCTGGTGACAAAAATTTATGAGTATGATCATGTCGGTCTGGTGACAGAAGGCGCTGATGAGGAGGCGGATATGGTCGACAATGATCCTGATGAGCTGGGCACAGGCAATAATCAAATTCGTTTACATAAATCAACAAACTCCGGAGAAGTTGAGATGAAAGATGTTTTGGCATTAACAGAAAAAGAGCTTTCGACTTTATGCGGTTTGCTGGATTGCGAAAAGATCGAGTCTTTTAAGGAATTGACAGACGCTATCGGAAATATCGCATGGGAAGCCGGGAAGGTCGAGGAGCTGCAAGGCGAGATCGAAACGCTTAAGGAGACTAAAGAGCAGTTCGATTCGCTACTGAGTACGAAGCGAGACGCTGTGAAAAAGCTGATCGTGAAGGTAGATGGCGAAGGTTCCAAAGCGATGCAGTCGGTGTGCGACAAAATGGATTTTGCAGAGCTTTCGGAGCTGGAAGAGACCTATTCTACCCGGCTGGAAGCGAAATATCCGCTGCGGTGTGCGGCTTGCGGTTCCACGAACGTGGAGCGCCGGTCCTCGGTTGAGGAGCTGGCAGAGCCGGAACCCGGAAAGAAGGGCAAAAAGGCAGTTAACGAGGGCGACTACAAAGTTGGCAAAGGTAAATAATTTGTGTGATGCGTTCTGTTCCCGCCTTGCGGCGGGATGCAGTCGATAAAGCGACTGCACTCCGGGACGGGTTGCGCGTAACTTACAGGAGTGAAAAAGATGAGCTGGGATACATTTGATCGAGAAGGTCAGCTTAGTGATCTGATGGGGTATGATGGCAATTCGCTTGATACTGATTATGTTGGCGATAGCTGTTATATAGATTCTGATGGTAAGGCAAACAGGGGGGCTGCAAATCAGCCGCTGCGCGGTTTGATCAAAAAAGTGGATGGCAATGGCGATGCGAGCGTGCAGGTTCGGGGTATGGCGCAGTTTACGTATTCGGGTACGGCTCCTACAGCTGGCGCTTATAATTTACTTGAGTGTGCGGCGTCTGGTGCTGTTGCTATTGATGCTGTTAACGGGCACTCGTTTTTTGTGGATTCGGTTGATACGGATGAGTCTACGTGTATTGTGGATTTGGGGTAACATCCCCCTGGTTTTGCCTGGGGCAAAACCGTCCCCCTTCAAAGGGGGAGTTTTCTGCATGGGGAACTTTGATTTGAAATAATAAATTGTGGAGGTTCAAAGTGTTGACACTTAAACAGATTTTGGAAGAGGCGAAAAAGAACGGGATTACGCTGGCTGATGTGCGGGCTGAGGTAAACCGGCAGTATGCGGCTATGGGCGGCACGAAGTCCCAGTTCAATAAGCTGGAAATTGGTCCGGATCAGTACCAGGAATGCAAAAAGACCGGTAAGACTCTTACGCA